ATCGGTACCGGCATTACGCCGCGACCAAAAACCGACGATGAAGCCCTGCGCAAACTGCTGCAAGAGCTTTGGGATGACTGGGTCGATGAATCGGACGCCGATGAGCGCACCGACTTCAACGGCCAGCAGGCGCTGGTGGCCCGCACGGTGGAAACCTCGGGCGAATGTTTTGTGCGGTTGCGTCCGCGTGGTCTGGACGAAGGCCTTGCGGTGCCGTTGCAGCTGCAAATCCTGGCCCCAGAGTTTGTCCCGCATGACAAGTTCGAGGCCACCCGCGATGGCAACTTTATCCGGGCCGGCATCGAGTTCACCCCCGGCGGTAAGCGCGTGGCGTACTGGATGTACCTGGCGCATCCACGCGATGCCTCGTCGCTGAATGCCGGTTACAACCAGCTGGTGCGCGTACCGGCCGCGCAGGTGCTGCACATCTTCGAACCGATCGAACCTGGCCAGTTGCGCGGCGTACCGCGCTTGTCGCCGGTGTTGAAGCGCCTGCGCAGCCTCGACAACTACGACGACGCGGTGCTGTTCCGGCAGGAAGTGGCGAACCTGTTTGCCGGTTTTATCAGCCGGCCAGCCCCAGAGGCCGGCCCAGTGCCGAGAGACCCGGTCACCGGCCAACCGCTGAGCCTGGATCGCGACGGCTTCACGCCGATGGTCGCGCTGGAGCCCGGAACCATGCAGGAGCTGGGGCCGGGTGAAGAGGTCGAGTTTTCCAAGCCGCCAGACGCCGGCAACAACTATCCCGACTTCATGCGGCAGCAGCTGATGGCAGCTGCAGCAGGGACCGGGACGCCATACGAAATCCTCACTGGCGACATGCGCGAGGTCAACGACCGGGCGCTGCGGGTGGTACTCAACGAGTTTCGCCGCCGGTTGGAACAACTGCAGTTCAGCGTGTACGTGCACCAGTTGTGCCGGCCGGTCCGGGCGGCCTGGATGGACATGGCGGTGCTGTCCGGTGTCCTCCAGTTGGATGACTACGCCCAGCGCCGCCGTCAGTACCTGCGCACCCGCTGGGTACCGCAAGGCTGGGCCTACATCCAGCCGGTGCAGGACGTGCAGGCACGGCGAATGGAAGTGCAGGCCGGCTTCGCCTCACGCAGTGAGATGGTCCTGCGTACCGGCTATGACGCTGAAACGGTCGACGCCGAAAACGCCGCCGATCTGGCCCGGGCCACAAACCTTGGCCTCAATTACACCACTCTTGAAGCGTTCGTCCCCATCGACGACAAGGAGCAACCATGAGCAAGAAGGCGCGGCCACGCGTTTATAACCGGGCGGGCAAACGCGTGCAGGTGCAGGACAAGACCTGGTACGCGCTGCAGGCCAGCGGCGAGGCTGCCGAGCGGGTGATCGAAGTGTTTGTCTACGGCGAGATCGGCGCGTGGGGCATTACCGCCAATCAGTTTGTGCAAGACCTGCGCGCCATGGACGACGGCGTATCGCCGGTGATCGCTGCGTTCAACAGCATCGGTGGCGACCTGTTTGACGGGCTGGCGATGCACAACGCGTTGTCGCGTTTGGGCGAGCGCTGTACCGGCCGCATCGACGCGTTGGCGGCCAGTGCCGCCAGCGTAGCGGTATGCGGCGCACACCGCGTGGTGATCGCATCCAACGCCATGCTGATGATTCACAACCCGTGGACCTACGCGGCTGGCGATGCCGAAGACTTCCGCAAGGTGGCCGACGTCCTCGATCAGACGATGGAGGCCATCATTGCGGCCTACAAGGCCAAGGCGCCGGACATTGATGAGGAGGAGTTGCGGCGCCTGGTCGCGGCTGAAACCTGGTTGACCGCCAATGAAGCGGTGGCCTTGGGGTTGGCCGATGAGGTCGGCGATGGCGTCACGGTCAAAGCGTGCCTCGGCCAGGGTGCCGTGCTGCAGCGTTACCAGCACGCGCCGGCCGAGTTGCTCGCCCAGTTGGACGAGCCACCCGAGCCGGATCCTGAGCTGGAGCCGGACGATCCGCCCTTGGTACCGCCGGTGGTGGACTCGGCCAAGCTGGCCCTGATGATCACCCAGCGTTGTACCGAAGCGGGCATCAGCAACCTGGTCGAGCCGCTGCTCAGCTCCACCCGGCTTGAAAGCGAAGAAATCGTCCAGGCTGGCCTGACTCGGGCCAAGGCCGTGAACGACCTTTGTGTGGCCGCGCGCTTACCCGAGTTCAGCGTCGAGTATGTCGCAGCGGGCCTGGACGTCGCAGCGGTCCGAGCGCGTCTGTTCGACAAGATCGTCAGCAGCGGCAAGGGCTTCGAAATTGACAACAGCTTGCCGCTGGACAATGACCCCGCACCTAAGGTGCAGGCCAAACAACTGGATCAACCTTCCATCTGGTCCGCGCGCCAAGCCGCGCAGTCCGGTCAATCCCGACCCGCAACAGGAGCAAGACGATGAATATCCAACGAGAGCCGATGCATGCAGGCGAATTTCTCCTGTCCGAAGCGGCGGGCACCATTTCCCGCGAAGCCATCAATGTCACCGCCGGACCTGCATTGGAACCGGGGCAGGTCCTCGGCCTTGTCAGCTTGACCGGTGAGTTCGCCCCCTACAACCCGACCGCCGAAGACGGCAGCGAAAACGCGATCGCCATTCTCTACGGCCCGTTGGGCGAGTCGGATGTGGTCCGACGCGGACGGGCAGTGGTGCGGCTGGCTGAAGTCAGCGAAGCCCATCTCACGGGGCTGGATCCTGCTGCTGAAAAGGCGTTGGCCACTCACTTCCTGATCGTTCGCTAAGACGGTCAACCTGATTACCCAACCCGCCGAGTGCGGGTTTTTTGCATTCTGGAGATTGCTTCATGGCTGACATTGGAATCTTTAACGACGATGCGTTTTCGGTCTCCTCGCTGACCGCCGCCATCAATGAACAGGAATACCTGCCGGGCCGCATCAGCAGCCTCGGCCTGTTCCAGGAGGAGGGCATCACCACCCTGACGGTGCAGATCGAAAAGGACGGCGACACCCTGGCCTTGGTGCCAGCCGGTGAACGTGGCACCTCCGGCCTGGTGGTCAGCGGAACCAAGCGCAACCTGATTCCGTTCAACACCGTGCACCTGCCGCAGCGCTTTGCGATCAAGGCCGACGAGATCCAGGGCATTCGTGCCTTTGGTACCCGTTCTGAATTGCAGGCCGTGCAGGACGTGGTCAACAAGCGCCTGGCCAAAGCGCGTCGACAGCTGGATGCCACGCACGAATTCCAGCGTATGGGTGCGCTGAACGGCCAAATCCTCGACGCGGACGGCACCACCGTCTTGCTCGACATCTACAAAACCTTTGGTGTGACCCGCAAGAAAATGTCCATGGGGCTGAACAGTCCGGACACCGAACTTCGCGTCAAGTGTGGTGAGGCGCTGGACCTGCAGGAGGAAGCCCTAGGCAGTATCACCAGTACGGGCTCGCGTGCGCTGTGCGGTAAAAATTTCTGGAACAAGCTGCTGGTCCACAAGTCGGTCAAAGAGACCTACCTCAACAGTCAGCAGGCGGCTGCTTTGCGTGGCGATGCCCGCGAAAGTTTCGAGTTCGGCGGCATCGTCTGGGAGCGCTATCGCGGCAAGATCGCGGGCGTGACCTTCATCCACGACGACAAGGCGCTGCTGATTCCCGAAGGTGTGCCGGATCTGTACATCTCGGTGTTTGCGCCGGCGGACTACATGGAAACGGTCAACACCGAAGGCGTGCCGTACTACAGCAAGATCGAGCCAATGCCGTTCAACAAAGGCATGGCTGGTGAAGCCCAGTCCAACCCGTTGCACCTGTGCACTCGACCGCTCGCTCAGATCCTTCTGGAACTCTGACCATGGCCTTTCGCGACCTGGTCGCTGAGGTCGACGCGGTGGTGTTCGAAACGTTGGGCGACAGTGCACGGATCGAAGGCCGAGACGAGCCGGTCCTCGGTATGTTCGCGGCGCCCTGGCTGCAGCCGAAGTTCGGCAAGCTCAACACCGGGTTGCGTGAGCCTCGCTTTGAAATCCGGGTCAGCGATTCCCACGGACTGGAGCAGGGTCTGTTGGTCAGTATCGATTTACCCGCTCTGGACGGCGGTGGCGATTATGACCTGCTGCAGCTGGAGCCGAGCGGCGATGGTTTGGTTGCCTTGATCCTGAGGATGCGTGCATGAGCGTAGGTAGCTATTACAAGTCCTCGGCCGGGGGAGGGATGGTCACCATCCAGTCCTCGTCGGCGGATCTGCAAGCGTTCCAGGACTTCGCCAAGGTGGTGCCCAAGGCAGCCTCGGCCGCGCATCGTCGAGCGATCAACAAGACGCTGGGTTGGTTGCGCACGCACATCGCACGGGCGGTCAGTCGACAGGAACGCATTGCCGTCGCGGCGGTGCGTCAACGGTTACGCAGCTACCCGGTCACCGGTGGGGGCATGAGCGGCAAGCTGTGGTTTGGCTTGAACGCCATCGAGTCCAGTCGGATCGGCCGCGCGCGGCAGACTGGCAGCGGCGTGTCGGTGGCTGGACGTCGTTACCAGGGTGCGTTCCTCAAGCAGGTCTACGGCAACAAGCCGGACATCTGGATCCGCACGGCGAGCAAGCATTTCGATGCGGACGACTATCCCGACAGTACGGTGTCCTCAGGGCGCGGGCCGAGCTCGGGGTGGGTCGCTGAAAACGGCAGCCGATTTCCACTGGCCAAGGCCAAGGTGTCCTTGGAACAGGCACGACCACACTTCGAAAGCTGGGTGCGCAAGGCGGACGAACGTTTGCTGCAGATCCTGCAGCAGGAACTCAATTTCGAGCTGCAAAAGTACCTGAGGAGTTAGTGCCGTGTCGGAAGAACCTTTTAGCCTGGACCAGCTTTACCGAGCCATTGAGCAACAACTGATGGCGGAGTTACCGGGTGTGTGTGCGGTGACGGCCTGGCCGAACATTAAAGATCGTGTGGCGCTGCCGGCGGTGTTTCTGGAGGTGGCCGAGATTGAACCGGGCGTCGATATCGGCACCGGGGAAACGACCTTGGTGTGCAGGTTCGAGGCACGCATCGTCGTTGATCCGATCAAATCGCACCATCATCAGCAGGCCGTGCAACTGGCCACCCAGCTCGCGGTGATTTTGCGGGCGCAGACCTGGGGACTTGAAGTTGAACCGGCGGTGTTCATTCAGGCCGGGCAGGATTGGACCCGGCCCGAACTGGATGGTTACACCGTCTGGTTGGTGGAGTGGAATCAGCAGATTTACCTCGGTGCACAACAATGGCCATGGCCGGATGAGCAACCGGGTTCGCTGTGGTTCGGTTTCAACCACGACCCGAAAGAGGCGTTCTTTCCAGCGGATGACGTGCCATGAGTTTCGCCCTTGCTGAACATGACCGCATGATTGCCGCCATGCTGATGCCGTGCGTCGTGGTCGGTGTGGATTTGGCAGCAGGCGTTGTTCGGGTGCAGGCCGGTGATTGGGTGAGCGCGTGGGTGCGCTGGCACAGTCTGGCCGCCGGCAAAGCCCGTCACTGGCGGGCGCCGAGCCTGAATGAACAGGGGGTGCTGTTCAATCCCAGCGGCCAGGCCGGCATGGGAACCTTCATTCCAGGTCTGTACGGGGATGCCGGTGGCCAGCCGGACAACCGCGATCATGTGGAAGTCTGGCGCTTTGATGATGGCGGTTCGCTGGTCTACGACTGGGTGGCCAAGAGCTACAGCATCACCCTGCCGAGTGGCACGGTGACCATCAAGGTCGCCAGCACGGAGGTGGTCGTAACGGACAGCGCCGTCAACGTGACCACCGGGAACATCAACCTGAAGGCGGCGGTGCGGATCGAAGGCGCGTTACACGTCACGAGCGGCATCACCAGTGCTGGAGCAATCATCGACGCGACCGGCAACAGCAACCACCACACGCATTAATTTCAACACTCACACCAGCCTGCCGCGTGCGGGCTTTTTTATGCCTGGAGCGAACACATGGCCAAGATCGATGCGCCTAACAGCGACCCACAAACGAGCCCTGAACCATTGCCGCAACCCGTGTCGGTACCGGTTTCGGCGCTGATGAAGTTTCGCGACAAGGTCTACACCTCCCGCCACCTGATCCTGCCTGAGACTCGGCGCAGTCTGCCGGTGGCCAGGGGCCTGGTCGAAGTACCGGGCACCGACATCGAGGCGATCAAGTTTCTGAAAGCGCATGACGAATTCGAACTGCTGAAGGAGTAACCCCGATGATCGGAATGGATCGCCACACCGGCCAGCCCATTTCCGGCATCGAGCATTTGCGGCAGTCCATCGGCGACATTTTGGGCACGCCGCTGGGCAGCCGGCGGCATCGACCAGAGTACGGCAGCTCGCTGCGGCGCTTTGTCGATCTGCCTGTTAACGAAGGCTGGAAAAGCTCCGTGCAGGCGGAAGCTGCCAGGGCCCTGGGGCGCTGGGAGCCGCGTTTGAAGCTGGACCAGGTGCGGGTCATTTCGGTGATCGGCGGGCAAATCAATCTGAAAGTCGCCGGCAAGTATCAAGGCGACGGCGTGCTGTTGGAGGTGGGCGTATGAGCATCGTTGATCTGTCGTCGCTTCCCGCGCCGAACGTGCTGGAGCCGTTGGATTTCGAAGCCGTGTATGAGGAAGGCCTTGGGGTCTTTCGCGGCTACATGGGCGACAACTGGAACGCCGCGCTGGAAAGCGATCCGGTGACCAAAGTGCTGGAAGTCGGGGCCTACATCAAGGTCGGTAACCGTGCCCGGGTGAACGATGCCGCTAAAGCTCAGTTGTTGGCGTATGCCATAGGCCCCGATCTGGATCAGTTGGGGGCCAACGTCAATTGCCCACGCCTGGTGATTCAAGCCGAGGATCTGCTGGCGGTGCCGCCGCTGCCGGAAATCATGGAGCAGGACGATCCTTACCGCGAGCGCATCCAGTTGACCTATGAAGGGCTGACCACGGCGGGGCCGCGTGCAAGTTACATCCTGCACGCGCGCAATGCGTCGGGCCTGGTCGCAGATGCCACCGCCGAAAGCCCGGCACCGTGCAACGTTACGGTCACGGTGCTGAGTTCCGTGGGCAAAGGCGTGGCCAGTCCTGAGCTGCTGGCCACGGTCAAGGCGGCGCTGAATGACGAGGACGTCAGGCCAGTGGGTGATCGGCTGACCGTGCAAAGCGCGCAGATTATCGACTACCGCATCGATGCCATTTTGCACATGAGCAGTGTCGGGCCTGAGGTGGACGCCAGCCTGGCCGAGGCCAAAAGCCGCATTAACGCCTGGATCAATCCACGCAAACGGCTTGGGGTCGAAGTGGCGCGTTCGGCAGTGGATGCGCAACTGCATATCGCCGGCGTGTCTCGGGTTGAGCTGGTCGGCTGGGTAGACCTGGCCCCGACCAAAGCGCAGGCGGCGTTCTGCACCGAAGTCACCGTGAATCTGGCGGGCTGACATGAACAGCCTACTGCCGAGCAATAGCACGCAACTGGAGCGCGCCCTGGAAGCGGCGTTCTATGAAAAAACCATTGTTCCCCTGCGCACGCTCTACAACGCCGACACCTGCCCAGTGCATTTACTGCCGCACCTGGCGTGGGCCTGGTCGGTCGATCGCTGGGATTACCGGTGGAGCGAGGCGACCAAGCGCGCCGCGATCAAGGCGTCGTATTACATTCATGCCCACAAGGGCACCATCGGCGCCTTGCGCCGGGTGGTCGAACCCCTGGGCTACCTGATCGAGATTATCGAGTGGTTCAACACGGTGCCGGAGGGGGTGCCGGGCACCTTCGCGCTCAAGGTCGGCGTGCTGGACACGGGAATCACCGAGGAAATGTATCAGGAGCTGGAACGCCTGATTGACGACGCCAAGCCGGTGACCCGGCACCTGACGGGCTTGGCGATCAGCCTCGAAAGCCAAGGCGTCTTGAACGTCGCGGTCAGCGTGTACGAAGGCGACGAAATCGACGTTTACCCACCGGTTGCGCGTGACATCGAGGTCACCGGCACCCTCGGTGTGGTCGGCCGAGAACATTCCATAGACACCCTGGACGTTTATTATGATTGATGCGAATTCGCAATTTTTTGCGATCCTCACGAATGTGGGGATGGCCAAGCAGGCAAACGCTACAGCGCTCGGCGTTCCCTGGACATTTGCCCAAATGGGTGTGGGTGATGCCAACGAAACCGACCCGATCCCTAGTGCGACGCAGACCCAGTTGATTCATGAGCGCCGGCGCCGGCCGCTGAATCAGGTACGCGTCGACCCGAACAATGCGGCGGTGATCATCGCCGAACAGATTATCCCGGCCGATGAGGGGGGATGGTGGATTCGCGAAATCGGTCTGTACGACGCGGACGGCGATCTGGTGGCGGTGGCCAACTGCGCGCCGAGTTACAAGCCGGTGCTGTCGCAAGGCTCGGGCCGCACGCAAGTGGTGC